CCACGACAGATTTCCGGGACTATTCAACCAGTGAAATCGTTCAGGTCAAGCTGCTTACCCGCACCTCCAGCGAACAGCTTGACGCCGCTCTGGCTGATACGGATGAGGTGGATATCGGTGGTCGGCAGGGGCGTCCCTACCCACCGGGGAACCTGAGGGTGAATGGTGATCCGTATGAATTAAACGTGGTGTCTACGGCCGGTGATCGGGAACTGACATGGTCGCACCGTGACCGAATCACACAGGCCAATTTCCTACTCGAACATTCAGCAGGCAGCACCGGGCCGGAATCCGGCATCACCTATACAATCCGCGTTTACGATGGGGCTGATCCTGAACCGACGACAGTGTTGCGTGTCGTAAGCCTGATCGCTGGTACGTCATGGACTTACACCAACGGCATGGACATCGTAGACGGCCAGTTGCCGTCGTATTGGTTTACCTTGGAGTCGGTACGCGGCACCTTTCACTCATGGCAACGTTACGAGTTCCGGTTGTACCGTGTCGGCGCGTTCGATGATGACTTCGACTACAATTTCGATGGGGGACCACCCTGATGCCCGGTACTAGTGGACCCAATCTAGGCGTCGTATGGGGATGGGCACCCCATGAAGACGGGTGGGGTGTCGGCGGGTTCAATCCCAACTTCGCACGGCTCGACGCCTTAGTGCATCTGGCTGTGCTCGACCGGATGGACTCGCCGCCCAGCATCCTGCCGGCAAACGGTGACCGTTACATCGTTGGCACTGCGGGAGCAGGCTTGTGGGCGGGTCACTCGAACACGATCGCGGTCTTTGCGACGACCGATTGGTTCTACTATGCACCGAAGACGGGCTGGCGCGCCTGGAACTCTCAGACCGATTCGGTATGGACGTTCGACGGTACGACGTGGGTCGAAGATACTGGAGCGGACGATAGGTTCGACTTCGTGTCACCCGCCGACAACGATGCCATCGTCTACGATGATACGGTGGGTAAGTTCGTCAACGTGCGGCCGATGCGCGGTCTATCGTTTGGGGCTGACCCGGCTGCGTTGCTCACTGCCAATCAGGCGCTCTTCTACCATCGGTTCAGCTTCCCGTTTCGGATATCGCCGGATTTCGGCGACTATCTGGGTGCGTCGAGTACGTTGGGCGGGACTGCCGCAGCCACTGCCGCTGTTGTGCTGCGTGTGCAGAAAGCGGTTGCCGCGACACCGCTTACCTTTACCAATGTCGGCACGATTACGGTCGGGGTTGGTACGGTTAACGCTACGTTTAACTCGTCTGGGACTGTCATCAACTTTGCGAAGGGTGACGTTCTCCGCATCCTTGCCCCGGCGACTCCAGACAGCGGGTTCTCTGGGCCATTCGGCACCATCGTGGGGTATGAGACATGACCGGCTTTACCGATCGCGTGTCGCGCGGGGTTCTCAACCACGTCACCGGCAAGACGGCTATGTTCACCCTGTCCACAGCCTACATCGCACTGTTCACGGGTGTCGGGTTGGATGATGGAACAGGGTTTACCGAGGTGTCGGCGGCCGGGTACGCGCGAGTCGCAACCGCCGCCGCCGATTGGAATACCGCTGGCGGGTCAGCGCCGAGTACCATCAGCAATGCTGCTGCAATGAACTTCCCGCTACCGGGAGCAGCCTGGAGCGGGGTGATCGCTTTCGGGCTGTACGACGCCTCGACCAGCGGCAACTTGTTGGTGTGGGACTACCTGGGTAACTTTGATTGGTTGCCGGCGACGGTGTCGCTCGCTTCACCGGGGGTGTTGACCGTACCGGCGCACGGCTTCACGGCGGGCGATCTCGTCATCTGGACAAATGAGTACGGTGGGGCATCCCCCGCCTTCTCACAGTCCAACTTCACGGGTCCACTGACCGTCGCGAGTCCGGCCGCGAACACGTTCACTGCGGTCAACTCAGGTACTGCGGTTAATACCAGCAGCGTGGGCAATGGCATGGTTCGCAAGCTGGCGGCGCAGACCCTTGCTAGCGGAGTCCCGGTCGCATTTCCGGTTGGTTCCCTGACGATCGCCTCTGGATGAAGGAGGGCGTGGTTGTGGCTATTGTATTTCTGGAAGGGTGCGATAAATACGGCGGCGTCAACAGCAACACCGCTGGCGTGCAGGCGATGTTGCAGGCGGGTGAGTGGAACACGGTAGCAGCCGGTACGTGGAGTATTGTTAATGGGCTTAGTGCAACGGGGCAGGCGATTTCAGGGACAGTGGGCGTAAACGCATTAGCGAAAACATTATCGGCTAGTTACTCACGTTTGATCGGCGGTATTCGTTTCTCGGCAACCCTTGGCGGAGCGTTTAACGCCGGTATTTCGTTTGCCGACGCCGGTACCTTTCAGTGTTCCATTGTTGTTGCTCCGACAGGGTTGATCAGTTTGCGTAACGGTGCTCCTGGCGGGACCGCGATCGCAACGAGTGCCGGTACTATATCTTCTAACAGCACACACTATCTTGAATGGGACATTACCTTTGGTAACGCCGCCGCGTATCAGGTGTGGCTTGATGGTGTGTCACTGTTCAGTGGGACCGGCGACACGACAGGCACCGCTAACAACACCGCCAACCAATTTATCATTAACGGCACCAGCGGCGGGAATATTACGCTGACGGTTGACGATCTCTATCTGTTCGACGCGACCGGCAGCACCAATAACGCGGTCCTGTTGAATAGCCCGCGCATCGAGACACAGTTCCCGGTCAGTGACAGCGCGGTGCAGTTTGCCGTGGGGGCGGGGATACTGGGTTCCAGTGTGGCGCGTACAGCAGTAACTAATCAGCCAGTGGCTAATAGCGTGAACCTGAGACGTTTTACTCCGAGTGTTAATTGTACGCTGGCTTCAATCTCGGTTGTTCCAGCAGCAACAAGCGGAGTGATAAATCTGCGTCCGGTGGTTTATGGCGATACGGCTGGAGTGGCTGGTGCGTTGTTATCGACTGGCTCGACGGTTGTTGGGATGACTGCGGGCGTGGCTGTGACGATGCCGTTGACGACGCCACAAGCACTAACGGCTGGTACGCAGTATTGGCTAGGCTGGATGAATGATATTGCGGCTCTTAATTATCAACAATCAGATCTTAATACGTCGGCTTATCGGGCTAACGCAACGTTTTCTTCCGGTGCTCCCGGCACTGCACCAGCGATGACGGGTGGCCAATCAAGTTGGCTGATGTGGGGCAACCTTACCGGTATTACCGGGGCTAACTACGACGAGGTAAACAACAACCCATCGGAGGGCCAGTACAGCTACGCGTTTGACGCCACGGTTGGGGATGAGGATCTGTACAATTTCCCACCGGTTACCGCTCCAACCGTGCATGCGGTGGCGGTCAAAGCGTCGCTGGCAAAGAGCGACAGTGGCACGAAGACCGCTAGCATGAGGCTGAAATCCGGCACCACCAACAGCGCGGGGTCTGTCGCCAGCATAGCGCCCGGTACGACCTATGGTTGGGCGTCAACCTATTTCGGGACTGACCCTAATACCGGGGCAGCATGGACACCGGCAGGGCTTAATGCGGCCCAAGCGGGGGTCAGGGTGGCATCGTGACCGACATCCGCAATGCGGGAACGGTACGCGAAGCGCTGGTTTCCGCTGACGGTGAACTGCGAGTCGCGGGGGTTGTTCGCGAGACGCTGCTTTCCGGTGTCGGACTGTTCGCACGGGCATCGGCACGCCGGTCCAGTGCCCGTGGCGTCATCATGCCGAGTGCGATCGTCTACGGCAGGGCTATGGGCCGCAGTAGCGCACGAGGCGGGATTGCCGTTGCGGCGCTGCTGGAGGGGCGTGCCACGGCAATGTCGAGGGTGACGGGCAGTATGGGTACGGGGCCGCCGCCCACGCCTAGTACCAGCGGCTTCAACCGGGCAATCACGGTATTCACATGAGCGATCCGCCGCCCTCTCGTAGTGCCGTGGGCGATCTCGTTGGCCGCCTGTTTAACTATGTCGATACCCCATGGAAGGCGTTTGCTGTAGCCGGTTTGGTTATCGTAGGCGTGATTAGCTGGGTGGTGTACGAGAAACGCAACGAGATTATTGAGGCTTGGTTAACCCCGTCCACCCCTACACTCAAGGTCAATGAGGTTCCGGCAGCGCTAAATAAACTAACCGAAGAATCGGATGCGGACCTTGTTCAGATCTGGTCTGTTGATCTACCGAGTAATACGCAAAAATTTATCAGTGCCAGGAGACGTGACGGTGAACGCCCAGTAATCCCGTCTCCGCGATCCCTGCCGATCATTGTACATATTAGCGATACGAAGGCGTTGGTTGATGTTTTGAACGGTAACGCGGTATGCGTTAATCTCACCGCTTCCGGGACACCAGTTGTTAGACGCCTAGCCGAGAGGGGCATGAAACGTGGTTGCGCCATACCCGTGCCACCGTCTCCTGACGTTTTTGTCGGTGTCATCTACCTCGCGTGGGCGACACCACCGGAAGCAAGTTCTGAGGACGTAGCTGTGCGGGTGGCCCGTGAGATTGCCGGGACGCTGGCCACTCATTAAGGGAGACGAAAGGTGATGAAGACCAATGCTGCCGGATTGGATCTGATCAAGCGCAACGAGGGATGCGAGCTAACCGCATACGTATGCCCTGCCGGAAAGCTTACGATCGGCTATGGGGACACTGGGCCACACGTTAAACATGGCATGCGGATAACGCAGGAGAAGGCGGAAGAGTTACTGGCGAATCGGTTGGAGCGGGAGTTCGAGGCCGGCGTGTTGAAGCTCATCGATGACGCCCCGACCACGTATAACCAATTCAGTGCCCTGGTAAGCCTCGCCTACAACATTGGCCTTGGCGGTCTGCGGAGGTCAACGGTTCTACGGATGCACTGTGACGGTCGTTATGACGAAGCGGCCGAAGCGTTCGGCATGTGGAACCAGGGCGGCGGCCGAGTTTTACCAGGGTTGGTGCGGCGGCGACAGGAAGAGGCTGACCTGTACCTGACGCCGGATGAAGAAGACGGCTGACAAGTAGCCTTGTTGGAATACCGAACAAAGGCGTGTAGGCTACGACACGCTCTCACAGGAGTTTAACGTTATGCCTGAATCGTTTTTTGCGATGATCACGCCATTGAGTAGCGGTGGGACACCTACTCATCCGATCTACGAGCCGCCGTCTTACCCGTCACAAGGGCCGGGGTTCCCTACTCAGCCTATCGTCATTCCGCCGGATGCGATCTCACCGGGTGTACCTTCACACCCTATCTACCTGCCTCCTAGCGTCTGGCCGGGTCCAGGGCACCCTGCCCACCCTATCACGATCCCACCGGGCGCTATTGGTCCGGGTGTGCCTACCCACCCAATCGTTCTCCCGCCGCCGGCACACCCCTCCCATCCTATCGTGATCCCGCCGGGGGCTATCTCACCAGGGGTTCCGTCTCACCCGATCGTACTGCCACCGCTGGGCATCTGGGGCGGGGCACCTTCGTATCCGGATCAAGGGCTGCCGGGATCGCAACCGCATCCTGATCAAGGGCTGCCGGGATCACAGCCAGGGCCAGATCAGGGGTTGCCCGTGCCGCCATCGGTGTGGCCGCCCGAACCGATCCCGCCGCTGCCGCCAGCGTTGGAGAGCCAGACGGTCGTAGCGGTTCACCGACCCGGCCAGGATTGGGTCGTTAAAACCTATCCCACCGGGCCGAATCAGGATTTGCCGGCAGATCCCCCGCGTGTCGATCCGCGCCGTCGTTGAACTAGGTTTGCTGGGGGGTCTGTAAAAAGATCCCCCGGTGAATGCCGAGGATGCCGCTAAGGTCGAGTTGGCGGCGGCGATCAGGGACTTTGAACTGAAAGCCCGCTCGCTGCAAATCCACCTTCAGGCCGAGGGCTTGTATAAGGGGGAGATAGACGGAGATTGGGGTCCGCAGTCGCGGGCCGCATTGCGGCGCTACCAAAAGCGGAGGACGCCATGATTCTAGAAATCCTGTTCGTTGTAGTTATGTTTCTCTGGTTGCTCACCATCCTACCACTGCCACCAATGGCACCGTTTGCATCGTCCAACGTATTCTTTGCGTTTGTTGCGGTGCTGTTACTTGGACTCTATATCTTCCTGCCCGGTATGCGGTAAACGTTTTCCAGTGCTGCTTCGATCTTTTCAAGGTCTTTGCGGGCAGAGTGGCACGCTAAACCGTAGCCGAAGCCAAAACACCCGATCATCAGCGCGATAGCTATGTCGATTGGCATTCAATATTCGTCCGGTAGTAACAAAGTTGTCACGCTGCGATCTGCCTCAGTGATGATCCACAGCGTGTTATCACCGTATCCCAGGCTTGGTTTCTTTGGGTCGATCTGGTAAGCCGACATGATACGAGTGCCGTCTTTCACGGCGGCGTCATTGACTGCCTTGTCTTGTGTGTGGAGGTTGCCCCAGTCGCCCGCCGCGTGTCGCCTAACACACGAGATCAGGTGGGGCTTTTGTAGCAAAAACGCACTCAGAACGCCGGGTGTAGCAACGATCTGGCCCAAGTCGAACAATCTCACCCCTTGACGTGGGTGTGACGCGTAACCCATTTTCCACTCCCCCTGACATATGGTCTGACTAACCAGTGCTTGTCGCCACGGCGGGCTAAGTAGCTTGAAACGTAATGGATGCGTGGCGACTTACGCGCATACGTTGACCGGGGTGCCCCGTTGACGGCGCGGTTGCCGTGAAGGTGCATTACAACTTCTGTGTGGTCGAGGAGAGGTGCTTCCCGTTTGCGGGTGCGTACCTTGTTGATCTTGGTACGATCGATCTGCCGGTAGGTAACCGTAGGACGTGAGGCGGTTAGCAGCAGTACGATCGCCCAGATGTCGATGTACTCGCCCACTACGTCAGCGTAATTAGAGTGGAGCAGATACCGTATGTCATGCCCACCCTCCACCATGATCGCGAAGAACTCTTTGCCCCACTCGCTAGGTTTGTGGTGGACCGTTTCCCATATGTCGTATAAGGCTTCGAGTTGGACGGGGTTCTCTTTCCACAGGTCGATCAGCGCGCCAGTCTGGAACGCAGCCAACCGATCGGAACGGGTTTCAATGAAACGGGAATCAAGATCGAAGTAAGCTGTGATCGGCGCAACGTGCGGCACTTCAACCCGTGAAGACGACCACGCCCACGTAGCCGTGCCTCTCCGACCACCCTCCTCCGTTTCCAGTAGGAACCCTATACGATCGGGTAACGGTCGATCGGGCGTTATACCCTCTTCCCCGAACTCTCGCCGTAGGCGAGCACGGCCACGTTCCTCCCACTCCACCCACATCACCGGATAGGGCACCCGTACATGGGCGAGGGCATCGAGGAGGATGCGCGGACGGCCAAGGGTCAACTCGACCGATGCCTGGGTCGCGGCAAGGTCCAACAGGAAGCGTGGCGCACCGGCCATGCGGCGGTACAAGTCGGGGAAGATCCAGAGAAGTGGTTCGTCGGGGGAGACGACCGGGTCAGCGGCGATCCGGGCGATGGAATCCATCAGGTACAAGTTATTTCTCGCCGCCTGTTTCACTCATTGTGGTATCTCCAGAATCTACGGCTGAAGCAGTAACGGTGGAACCGCCGTACTTTGAACCTTCTTGTCTGGCCTTTTCGTTTCCAGTTGTACGCTGCAAGCTCTGCGCGGCTGGCCCACACATACTGAATCTCATTCATCCAGCGCCTCCAAGAAATTTACCTTGCGTATATCGCGCCCGACATCAACCGCGCCGCATCTACGCAACCGTTCTGCTTTAAGTTTTTCCGGCTGGATTATCCCATACTCGTACCAAAGGATGAAGCAGGCGTAGCAAATCAGATGACG